AATACAGAAGCTGCCGGATTGGCGAAGTCTCAACTCGACAATGTAACAGCAACAATTGGTGAGTCGCAAACTCGATTAGGATTAGTAAGCGATGGCATCAAGCATAACGAAGGTATCGTTCAAAGCGCATCGACTAAAATTGACGACCTCAACGCTCCAAGCATGGTTGGCAGGAAGATAACTAGCGGTGCAGCCAAAAAGGTTGCTGACGCGGCGGATGCTCTTGGCAACGGGTTTTTGTGGACAAACCGTAAGCTAAGAGCAATTGAAAGAGGGATTGGAATGGGAAGGCTTCCATATCTTGTTCACGCGGCAGGTGTTGCAACACTTGGGACGGCTTATAAGGTTTATGGCGCAATCCGTGTCGGATCACTTGTCGCTGCCCCACTATTAAAAAAGGCGGCTGCGTTCTCTAACATTGTTGGTGACGAGATGCTTCAGCTTACGAATAGCTCTCCGTTCTGGAGGCGCGTTGCAGCAAACGAAGAAGCGGGACGAATGACGCAAGCGTTTGGTGGCTTAATGGATTACACCACTCCTATCGCCAGAGGCGTTGTTGGCGCGGCCAAGGGGACGGCACATGCGCTTCCGGCGATGACGCTGTATGAAGCAATCAACTCGCAAGGGCTAGATGAGAACGCAATGGAGCGAGCGGGAGCGGGTGCGTTTGTCTTTGGGTCTTTTGGCAGAGTAATTGGAAGCAGGAACAACTGGAATCAAGTAAAGAACAACGAGTTCTACAACTTTAGAAACAAAGTAAAGGCAACCAATCCAGAAGGATTCCGGCAATTTGAGTCTGTTCCATACAGAGACGTTAAGCAATTTGCATCTTCCATTGATGCCGCTTATCCCGGAATGTTTGATTCTTGGAGATTCGTTAAAGATGGCAATAGCAAGTTTGATCCAGTAAACAAGCGAGCAACAATCAACTACAATGATCGTGCTGGAATTGTGAAGGCTGCGGCTGCTCACGAAGCTCTTCATGGTATTCAGTTCAAGCATCAAAGCGACGGTGCTGTTGCATCCCTAATGCTTGGAAGTGAGACGCGTAAGGGGCTTGTGCGCAATACAGACGGCAGTCTTGACCCTGAGTTTAAGCAATTCTGGGATGAGTATAATTCGCGACTGGACGCACAAGGTTTGCCCAAGATCGACATTAACGACGCAGCGATTGAGTATTTTACCGACAACGGAGCGCAAACACTATTTGAGGATGTTCTGGGAGGGGGCTTGTATAAGGCTTCACAAAAAACTCCTCTCAGGCGCAGCATTGAAAGCGTGTTTAAGTCAACAATGGCGGCGACTCCAATCGTGAAAAACCTTCACTTCAAGCTTGGTGGAGCAACGGATAATCTAGGTCGCATGGTGGATGGCTCAGGGCTTCTTGCCAAGGGAATGAAGGAGCTTCCAGAGGTGAAAGCAATGATCCGTAACATGTATCGTGAATCGGCTGGGCTTCCAAAACAAGCTCAGAAGCCACAGATTATTAAGGACGCTCCATCTAAAGACCCAAAGCACTATAATGGCGGAAAGATAATCAGAAAGGCAAATAAGGAAGCCGTTCAAGGTGGAACCCCGCTTCCAGACAACGTGCTTAATCCAGACGCTAATGGGAATGGGTTCGGATATTTGACGGACGGTGCAATTAAAGGGCTTGAGGAAAGCGGCGTCATTGCTGATGGAGACTTTGCAGGAGTCATTGCGATCAACAGTTCTATGGGAACACCATCGTCATATCTTCTTACGAACAAACCGATAGAACAAGGCAGATCAGTTCAAGTTGAGGGAATCACATCAAACAATATTGTTCCGATTAACTGGGAATTGAAAAATGGCCGTCTTTATCTTGTCGGAATGGACATGGTTCAGTTGAAGTTAAACATCGCAAAAGCGGAGAAAAGCAGCATCGCCAAAAAACTTGGGATGAAGTATGCTGACATCTTAAACGATATTGACAATTCAGCACTGCTTCACGCAAAGAATCAAACTACTGATGCATACTTCCAAAGCAAAGATCCTAAGAATTGGGAAAAGCGTAAGAACTTCATCAACTCCGTTCAAGGTCTTCTTACTGAGTCGCAAAAGAAAATAAACCCTCTGTTTGACAAGAGGAATCTTAATAAGGTTTCCGGTATCTACCGGACGTTTGCATGGGACCGCCTTGGGGACAAAATCCAAATGACTGGCGAGGTTGCTGTTCCTTACGGGCAAAACTCGTATTACAGCTTGCGAGACAACTTGATGCCTCAGCCTCCACGGATGAACCGAAATGGGGAGCTAGTTATCGAGATCCCGCCAATCTCTAAGGGTAAAAAATCATCAAATTCAATTTCACTCTTGCTTTCTGGCGCAGCATCGCGTCAAATGCAGCGGGAAGACCAGAATGAAAACAACTACCAAAAACTACAATCTAATGTTATCGCCAGTGTTGAAGATTTTTTATCAAATCAAGAGCGCAAAAAAACACTGAGTGTTTTGGGAGAAAATTCGTGGAATTACAACACTTCCGGTAAATTTGTGGAGCAGATCGCTGATTGGGTTGTGTCTCCTAAGTCCGTATCTCCACGATTACATGAAATTATTTCAAAAACTTGGTCAGGTCTAAGTAAAAAATTAAATTCAAATACTGTTGTTGTTAGTTTGAGATCAAGTCTAGCACCTAGAGGTTCAATCAGAAAAGTCCCCGTAATGAAATCATTGCCAGTTTCAGCACCTGTTGATTACGATGGGAAAATTGAAATACCCAAATATAGTCCGATAACTGATGAATCTAAGCAAATACAAATGATTAAATCTTCTTTGTATGCTTCTGATGATGAGCAACTTCCCACAATTATTCCAAGCGCGAATCTTGAAGAGATTCCTAAAATTAAAGATCCTGCCAAAAATAACGAAATCATCGCATCGTCAATTTCAGCAATGACATCTGAATGGATTGTTAAAAACAAAGACAATAATGATGCTCCATTTGCAATAGCCGATAAAAACAATGGATCTATTATGTTTTTCAATAAGAATGGACATTTGGTTTCAAGTGTTCCAGCATTATTTGGAAGAAAAAAAGGAGATGACATAATAACTACTGGCGAAGTATCGCACAGAACTCCAGCTGGAAGATTTGACGTCAAAAGATACGACTCTGAAGATTATGGCCCATCATTAAGATTTGATCGTGTTGGAACAAATAATTTTTTAATCCATCGCATTCCTTCAAAATCAATAACAGCTACGCCGGAACAACGAAGAAAGGCACTTAAATCACAAGATGCGCAAGATAATAGGATAACAAGCGGCTGCATCAATTTAGATCCAGATGCTGTTCCGGGAGCAATTTCTCACTTTGAAAATGGTGGAATTTTATATATATTGCCTGAAACTAATGAAGGGAAATCAAAATCTTCGGCATTTAGAAACATTCCACAAATCAAGGATAAATGATGAGTGATGATCCAAACGAAAAGCTGAAGGCAGATTACGTTGACGAGCGAGAAGACAAGTCCGCGTGGTTTCTTGAGGTCAAAGAGCGTGCAAAGCTGTCTCCGGGCAACTGTGTTGAACACTATGCCCCAAACAAGGCCGCAATGGCCCTGTGGCTGGCCGCACAAGGCGCGAGGATAACCGACATCCAAAAGAAGACGGGGCTTGGCAGAGAGACCATCAGGGGCCTACAATGGCGTCATAACGATACACTAGAGACAAAACGCAAGGAGTTCTCGATGCGATACGCGATTGCAGCGCAGGACTACACGGATTTGCTGTTTGAGCGGTCCCAACAACTGTTTGATAATCCAGAAGAGCTTGCTAAAATCAGCCCTGACAAGCTGGCGGTGACGGTGGGTATCCTTACCGACAAGGCAGCGCAACTTACCGGAATGGCATCCTCAATCGTGGAGCATCGCAAGGGAGCTAGCCTCGATGACGCTGCCAAGATGATCTTTGATGCCAAAGCCCGTATTGCCAGCAAGATCAAGAGTGATGCCATTGATGTTGAAATCATTAACGAATAAGACAATGAACTTAAAAACGATAGACAAGAGAATCAAAGACCTTATGATTTTAATGGGTCAAGAGGAGGAGATAATGCTTTATCGGTGGACAGGTAATGACATCGAATGTAAATGGAAACTCCATATTGGAAATCCATCTCAATGCGTTTGTTTAGGTGAAGTTGATGGGATATTGGTATTTGAGGGCGATTCAATCAAGAACGTATTAAGCCAAGCTGAAGCACGTTTCCGGCAAGGCAAATAACTGATGACCAAAGAGAATGTGATTAGAAAAGACGTTATCGAATGATGATTTGGCGGAAACACGCAATCCTAACGCCACCCACCGATGAGGAGATGGTGCAAATGGAGCCTGATGAGCTAATCGGGCTTCATTCGGTTTACCATGAGGCGATTGAGAACGCTGAAAAAGACCCGTATCACTACGGGTTCAGACTCCCTCACTGGAGTAAGGCTGAAGAACAACTATTTGAGGTAAACGAGATCCTAGCACTAGGTGGGAATCGCAGCGGCAAGACGCAGTGGGGCGCATTCTCCGTTGTCCGTGCGGCTATCGAGAACCCGAAGTCTGAGATCTTCTGCTTTGCTCAAACATCCGAAGTCAGCATTCGCCAGCAGCAAAGTGCCGTCTGGGATTGGTTGCCAGAGAACCTCAAGACAAAACAAACAAGCGCGAACACCTACATCTCTTACAAGAAGAAGACTGGCTTCACGGACTCATCGTTGATTCTTCCAAACGGTTCTCAAATCATTTTCAAAACGTATTCCCAGTATCAGAACAATCCGACAATTCTGGAAGGCGCAGAACTTGGGTCTAAGAATGCCGTGTGGCACAACATTGGAGTATGGCTCGATGAATACCTTTTGGGGCCAGAGTTGATTAACACGCTCAGGTTCCGGCTAGCTACGCGAAATGCCAAAATGCTCGTCACGTTCACTCCGATTGACGGTTGGACAGAGGTCATCAAAGAGTATCTTGATGGGGCGACAACTATCGAGTCAAGACCAGCGGAACTCCTTAATGGTGAGTTGGTTCCATACGTTCAGAAGTCAAAGAAACTAAACGCATCAGTTCATTACTTCCACTCTCAGGATAATGCTTTTGGCGGATACGAGCGCATTAAAGAAACGCTGTCAGGACGCACACGGGAGGAGATTCTGATCCGCGCCTATGGAGTGCCAATGAAGTCCCATGCGACTAAATTCCCTAAATTCAACAAGGTTGTCAACGTGGTCTCCCCAGACACTATTCCAACTAAAAACATTACGCGCTATCATATTATTGACCCTGCTGGAGCAAAGAACTGGTTCATGTGCTGGATTGCGATTGACGAAAGCGGAACATTCTGGGTTTACCGTGAGTGGCCGGGAGTTGACGTTGGTGACTGGGCGGAATGGAAAAGCGGCAAGTGG